ATTGCTAATCTGGCGGTTCGTGTTGTTGGTCCGACGGGTGCAACGGGTGCTGGCGTAACGGGTGCGACTGGTCCGATTGGTCCGACTGGTGTTACGGGTGTAACGGGTGCCGGTGTTACTGGTGCGACTGGTGTTACTGGTGCGACGGGTATTACAGGCGCGACTGGTGTTACGGGTGTAACGGGTGCCGGTGTTACTGGTGCGACGGGTGTTACTGGTGCGACGGGTATTACAGGCGCGACTGGTGCGACGGGTGTTACTGGGGCTGGTGTTACGGGCGCGACTGGTGCGACTGGTGTTACTGGTGCGACTGGTGTTACGGGTGCTACTGGCCCGACTGGTGTTACAGGAGCAACGGGTGTTGCCGGTAATACGGGTGCAACGGGTGTTACTGGGGCAACAGGTCTTACAGGCGCAACAGGTGTTACGGGTGCAACGGGTGTTACTGGCCAGACGGGTGCGACTGGTGTAACGGGTGTTACCGGGGCGACTGGTGCTACAGGTGTCACAGGTGCCACGGGGGCAACCGGCGTTACTGGTGCAACAGGTCCATCAACCATCACCATCGGCACGACGCCGATTAGTGGTGGTGCAGCAAATACTCTACTCTATCAAAACGGCACTGTCGTTGGCGAACTGACGCTCGGCACAGGTGTACAGACGGCGCTTGGAACAGCAGTTACTGGCACTGGCGGCATTGTTCTAGCGACAAATCCCATATTGACCACGCCGACGCTGGGAGCCGCATCAGCAACATCAATAACTGTTTCTGGTTCTATTTCTGCTGGCAGTGGGACAATAACAGGCGGTCTTTCTGTTAGTGGCCTTGAAGTCATTCAACCCGGCGGGTCTTTAACGGTCAACGGTCCTGTTTCGATTGGCGGGGCTACAACAGTTTATAACACGATTACCGCTAATTCTTTGGCGTTATCCACTACACCGTTAGCGCCAGGATCGGGCGGATTAGGTATCACTTCCACGCCTACTAACGGCCAAATACCGATTGGCAACGGCACAATTTATGCTGCCAATACGTTGACCGCTGGGTCTGGAATTTTGATTACGAACGGCAGCGGCTCGATCACAATCGCCAACAGCAGCACCGCCTCTGTGTCTAGCGTCGCACAGACGTTTACCGGCGGTCTGATCTCGGTCAGCGGCTCGCCTATCACGACTACTGGCACCCTGGCGCTGACAGTCGCGGGAACCAGCGGCGGTGTGCCTTATTTTAATAGCGGCACTTCGTGGGCGACCTCGGCGGCGCTGGCTGCCAACGCACTTGTGATCGGTGGTGGAGCGGGTGCAGCGCCTAGCACGACAACGACCGGCACAGGCGTCATTACCGCCCTTGGATCGGCGGTAAGCGGGTCTGGCGGTATTGCCCTAACGACGAACCCGATCTTTACGACACCAACGCTGGGCGTAGCTACGGCGACTAGCGTTAATGGTCTGACAATCAGTACGACGACCGGCACCTTGGCGCTGGCAAATGGTAGCACGCTGGCGACCAGTGGCGCGTTTAACACGACGCTGACGGCCACGGCGGCAACCAACGTCACGTTGCCGACGAGCGGCACGCTCGCCACGACGGCGAACACGGTTGCTTCGTTCAGCGCGGGATCGACCGGGCTGACGCCTTCGACGGCCACGACCGGTGCGATTACTTTAGGCGGCACTCTCGGCCCCACTTACGGCGGAACTGGTGTTAACAACGGTTCTAGCACTTTGACGCTGGGCGGTAACCTGACCACTAGCGGCGCATTTGCCACAACGCTAACCGTAACAGCGGCAACCAACGTCACGTTGCCGACGACCGGCACCTTGGCAGCGGTTGGTAACGCAAATACGTGGACTAATACCCAGTCTTTGACGGGTTCTTCTAGCGTTTTTGCGGGTATCTTTACCAACGCAGCAGAAGTTGTGAACGTCGTTGCCGCAGCACCCAGCAGCACGCAGACCTTTTATCTGAACAACGGATCGGTTCAGTATTACACGACGAACGCCGCAAATAACTGGACGTTGAATATTGCGTTCAGCAGCGGCACGACCTTAAATACCGCGCTATCCACAAACCAGTCTGTGACGATTGCCATGTTAGCCACGCAGGGTGCGACGGCATATTACAACACGGCGGTGCAGGTGGATGGCACGACAAGCGGCGTGACGACCTATTGGCAGGGCGGGACTGCGCCGACAAAGGGTAACGCAAGCGGGATTGACGTTTACACCTATACGGTTATCAAAACCGCGAGCGCGACATACACCGTGTTAGCTTCGCAGGTTCAATACTAATGCCAACGCTTATTAACGCTGGTCAGATGGCCGCTAGAGGTTTTGGGTTTGGTGCGCCGACAACGTCCGCAACGCCGACCGCGACGTTGTGGGGTTGGGGGGCGAATGGTTCTGGGCAACTTGGTCTTGGAAATACAACTGCTGCATATAGCAGCCCCAAACAAGTAGGGGCGCTAACGACGTGGTCGTCGGGTTCTTCTGGCAACCAATGTTCTTTTGCAATTCAAACAAATGGAACATTGTGGAGTTGGGGATTAAATACTAGCGGACAACTTGGGCAAGGGAATACAACAGCTTTAAGCAGCCCTAAACAAGTTGGTGCATTGACTACTTGGCAATCTGTTTCTTGTGGACAAGGATTTACGCTTGCAATCCAAACAAACGGCACTCTTTGGGCGTGGGGGGCTGGGACTAACGGTGTCCTCGGGCAAGGAAATACAACTTCGTATAGCAGTCCCAAACAAGTAGGTGCATTAACGACTTGGCAATCTGTATCTTCGGGTTTCACTAATAGCGCGGCTATTCAAACAAACGGAACATTGTGGAGTTGGGGGGCCAATGCCCAAGGGCAACTTGGGCAAGGGAATACAACAGCTTTAAGCAGCCCCAAACAAGTAGGTGCATTAACGACTTGGCAATCTGTATCTTCGGGTTTCACTCATAGCGCGGCTATTCAAACAAATGGAACGCTTTGGACATGGGGGAACAATGGCGCGGGCGGTCTTGGTCTTGGAAATATAACTGCGTATAGTAGCCCTAAACAAGTTGGTGCATTGACTACTTGGCAATCTGTTTCTTGTGGAGAAGGATTTACGCTTGCAATTCAAACAAACGGAACATTGTGGAGTTGGGGATTAAATACTAGCGGACAACTTGGGCAAGGGAATACAACAGCTTTAAGCAGCCCCAAACAAGTAGGTGCATTAACTAATTGGTTGTCTGTTGCAGCTTCATATGACCGGGTTTTTGCTATTCAAACAAATGGAACATTGTGGAGTTGGGGAACAAACGATGTTGGCCAACTTGGTCTTGGGAACATAACTTCCTATAGCAGTCCTAAACAAGTAGGGGCATTAACGACTTGGTCAAAATTATTCCTAGGCATTGAAAGCGGTAGCAATACTTCTTCCTTTGGCATCCACGCATGACAAAAACTCTTCATTTCCTTTCTGGCGTTCCGCGTTCTGGTTCCACGGTCCTTGCGGCCATTCTCAACCAAAACCCGGCAACGCATGTCAGCACAACGTCTGGCCTTGTTCATGCGCTTGACGGCCTTGCAAACACTTGGGCGCAAACGCCGATCCTGAACGAACCTGATCCCGAGCGTGATGCTTTGGCGCGGACCATGCGCGGCGTCGTTGACGCCTTTTATGCCAATGTCGAAGCGCCAGTTGTGATCGACAAATCCCGTGGTTGGCCGATCCCTATCATCTTGCAAGCCATGCGGAAGGTGTTAGGCCGGGAACCAAAGATCATCGCCACGGTTCGCAGCATCCCTGATTGCGCGGCGTCCTTTGTTCGTATCGCCAAACCTGCTGATCTGGATGCCTTCATTAATTCAGGCGAATTGATGGACCATCTCAAGGCGGCGTATCAGTCGCTTGAGGAAGGCTATCGCTACGCCCCCGACAATTTCCTGTTTGTCGAATATGAAGACCTGATTGCGAATCCCAAAGAGCAACTTGCCCGCATCCATACGTTCTTGGGCCTTGAGCCGTATGAATATGACTTCAACGCGATTGATGGCAGCAGCGTCAAGGAAGATGACGAAAACCTGCACGGCTATAGCGGGATGCACGACATCAAGCCGCAGCTTGGCAAACTGCACAACGATAATTCCAAGGACGTTCTGAAGCACTATTATTCGTCGTTTTGCCAGCCGGAATTTTGGTTGCCAGCCCAGCGCACTATCGCAGAAATCCATGACCTCGATCTTCAGTTGGCGGCGGCGACAGTTGGGGATTTTGCAGAAGGATGGCGCATCGCGCAGAAACTCATGCGCGAAACGCCCAACGACACCCGCGTCCTTTACAATGCCGGTTGGTATTACCTGCGCCAGGGCGACGTTCAACGCGGTTATGAGTTGATGGAAAAAGGTCGCGGCGCTGGTATGTTTGGCGACACAAGGCCGGATGCGCCCACGCCTTACTGGGACGGCAAGACTAAAGGTATCATCCTGTTGAACCTTGAGCATGGCCTGGGCGATCAAATCCATCAGGTTCGGTATGCCCGCGATTTTGCGGCACGCGGCTGCAAGGTCATCGTGTCTTGCGCTGGGCCGCTGGTTTCGCTGTTTAGGAATGTCGAGGGCGTTTCGGCGGTGATCCAGCGCGAAGCGTCTTTTGGCGTCTACCACGACGCTTGGGTTCCTGCGATGACGGCACCACTGTTCCTCGGCCTTGAATTGCAAGACTTACGCGGTGACGCTTACATCCCCAAGCCGATGGCGATCAAAGGCAAGCGCAAGAGGATCGGCCTTCGGTGGCAAGGCAACAGCCGGTTTGAGCAGGACCACCAAAAAAAATTCCCTTACCACCTGATGTTTGATGCCGTTAAAGGCACAAACGCCGAATTTATCTCCCTGCAACGTGATGAGGGGGCAGAAGATTGCCCGCCTTGGGTGCGTCGAGTGCCATTGGATACGTGGGAAGATACGCGCCTTGCTGCCGGGTCGTGTGACCTCGTTATCAGCGCCTGCACCAGCGTAAGCCACTTGTCTGCGGCGATGGGCGTTGAAACGTGGGTCGTGACGCCGGTTATGCCTTATTACCTGTATGCAATAGATGGCCCCACGACGCCTTATTATGATAGCATGCGCCTATTCCGGCAGGAGGTCTTTGGCGAATGGGAAGCGCCGTTTGACCGGATCAAGGAGGCTTTGAATGTATGCTGAGATCAACAACGGCGCTTTAGTCAAATACCCTTATGATTTTGCCGCCTTGCAAGCCGACAACCCGTATACGTCGTTTCCGCCGGGTGAAGACGTTGCGGTGCTTTTCCGTGGCACCACCGCCAATTTGGCGGGCAATACGCTTGTCACGGTAACATCCCAATCAGAACCAACGTATGATCCGGCCACGCAGACGATCAGCCTTGCATCGCAGCCGACGCTGGTAGATGGGCAGTGGGTTCTGGTTTGGACCGTATCCCAGATGACGCCAGAGGAATTGGCGGCTTACCAAGCGCAGGTGATGGCGAACAATAAAGCGCAAGCGCAGCAACTATTGCAAGCAACAGACTGGGTTGAAATGCCGAGCGTTACGAACCCGGCTAATACGCCGCATTTGACTAATCAAGCGGATTTCATCACATACCGCACTGCGGTAAGGGCGATTGCCGTCAATCCGCCAACGACGGTCGTAACGACATGGCCGACGTTGCCTGCTGCACAATGGTCTACGTGAGGCAAATGATGTTTACCCTTGATGAACTCCAACAAATCCTCAACATCGTGGCAACCCGCCCCTACAGCGAGGTCTATCTGCTAATCCCGCGCATCCAAGAAGTTGCGGCACCGTTGGTTGCCGCGCAGCAAAACGACGCGGTCCCTGACATCAACAGCGGTAAGGCGGCTTAACCATGGACACACAGACGGCGATCAACCTCATAGGCGGCGCAATACTCGCCGTCATCGGCTGGTTTGCTCGCCGTCTGTA